GGGACGGGCGCAGTCTCGCCGACCAAGATCAGCACGGGCGGTCCGTCGTGGACAACGGGTGGCGCGGTCACGGTCACGAGCCAGAGCGTCACGGCATCGACCGCGAGCACCACGACAGGCACGGGCGCACTCGTTGTCACAGGCGGCGTGGGCATCGGAGGCGCGGCGTACATCGGCGGCGCAGTTCGCGCGACCGCGAACACAGCGAGCACGACGACCTCGACGGGCGCACTCGTCGTCACGGGCGGCGTGGGCATTGGAGGTGCGCTCAATGCCAGCGCAGATTCGACGATCAACGGCGTGCTGATCGGTGTGAGCGGCACAGGTGCGGGTGTTGACCCATCGAACACAGCAGTAGGAGCGAGTGCGCTTGCAGGGAATACGGGAACTGTCTGTACTGCTATTGGAGTTAGCGCAGGTGAAGACAACACTGATTTGAATGTGTGCGCATTTGGCTCAACTGCTGCGCAAGGAAACAGTGGCAATGATGTTATGGCGATTGGACTTGATGCGTGTCTCCTCAACACGGGCGACTATGCGACAGGCGTTGGAACTGGTGCATGTGGTGCAAACACAGTCGAAGGAGCCGTTGGTATTGGATATTTCACCGCTGGCGCAGGTGGTGCAGGTGGGAACACTGGCACTGGACTTACCTGCATTGGATATTTAGCAGGCACAAAGAACACAAGTGGAGCAAACAACACATTCGTCGGGAGTGGATCAGGCGATCTCGTCACGACTGCAGGCAACAATACCTTCGTAGGCTTTGACGCGGGCGATCGACCGACAACTGGTGGAAGCAATATCTGCATTGGATCGAATGCAGATACGAGCGCAGCGAGCACGACGGGCGCGATCGTCATCGGCGTGGGCATTACAGCCGCGTCGAACGAGACGCTGATCGGCACGACATCCTGCACGAAGGTCACGCTCAACGGGTCCGCCGCAAATGTCGTTGTGAACCCTGGCAACATCATCCGCATCGCAACGACCAAGACACCGTCGAGCGCAGCCGACACAGGCACGACGGGCGATATCTGCTGGGACTCGTCGTACATTTATGTCTGCACGGCAACCAACACATGGAAGCGAGTGGCAATCTCAACATGGTGAACGAACGTATCGCACAACTTCGCAGCGATCCCGACTACATCGCGCAGCAGGTCCAGAGCGTCGTGGACTGCGTCAACGCGCTCGCACTCGAGAGCGACTCGCTGCAGGCGGCGTGTCACGCGAAGTGGTTGTCGATCCTGCTCGAGTCGGACGACCCGTGGCTGCGCAACCAGTTGACGAAAGAGCAACTCGACAGCGTGGCGAACGCGATCGCGCTCTACATGGCACGCATCCTCTGAGGGCACGCATGAAAGACTTCAGCGAGATCAAGAAGGCGATCGAAGACCTGCAGCGACCTGCGCCCGAGGTCAAGGCGATCAAGGGCGACAAGGGCGATCGAGGCGAGCCGGGTCGCGGATTCCGATGGCGCGGCAAGGCGCACAAGGGCATGGGATTCTCGACGAACGACGTCGTCCACTACGACGGCTCGGCGTGGATCTGCACGATGCCGACGACCGACCTGCCGCCGAGCGACTCGTGGTCGCTCATGGCAAAGGCGGTCAACGGCGTAAACGGGCTCGACGGTCGCGTGGGTCCGCAAGGTCCTGCAGGTCCGCGCGGCGCTGATGGACCGAAGGGCGAGCCTGGCGCAGCGGGACTCGTCTGGCAAGGCGCGTACCGCACGGGTCAGCAGTATGAAATCGGTGATGTTGTTTCTTACGACGGCGGCTCGTATGTGTGCGTGGCGCAAACAACGCAGCCGCCCGTGACGGGAAACGGTTGGCAGGTGCTCGTGCGTCGCGGCGACACCGGCACGCCGGGTCCTCGTGGACCGAAGGGCGAGACTGGCTTCGACGCGAGCGCGATCATCACGCTGACCAACACGACCGAGAGCACCAGTTCGACGACAGGTGCGCTCATCACCGCAGGCGGCATCGGCGCGGAGAAGGACTCGTTCATCAACGGCGTGCGCGTCGGTCGCGGTGCGGGCGGCGTGTCAACCAACACTGCGGTGGGGTCTGGTGCGCTCGACTGAGCGACAACAGCAAGCAGGAGTGTCGCAGTTGGCTTTCAAGCGGGCAAGGACATCAGCACAAGTAACAGCAACACATTCATCGGATACCGAGCAGGAAAAGCGACCACCACGGGAATCGCAAACACTGTCGTCGGTCACGACGCATTTTTCACAAATATAAGTGGGTCCTCGTGCACCGCTGTGGGCTCTGATGCGCTCAATGCTTCGACTGGCAACTTCAACACCGCACTCGGGCAAAGCGCAGGCATCAATCACACCACAGGCACCAACAACACTTTTATCGGTAGAGGGGCAGATGGCGCGGCTGCGACTGACAGCAATGTCATCACGCTCGGCAACGCGAGCATCACCACGCTGCGATGCCAAGTCGGCTCGATCACGACATTCTCAGATGCGCGTGACAAGACCCACATCGAGCCGCTCGCGTTCGGGCTCGACCTCATCAACGCGCTCAACCCCGTCTCGTTCACATGGAACATGCGACAGCCTGAGCCGAAGGACGGCGAGCCCGTCGAGGTCTTCGGCAAGGTCGGCATCCCCGACATCGGCTTCATCGCGCAGGAACTGCAGGCGGCGCAGCAGAGCGTCGGCGTGACGATCCCCGGGCTCGTCAGCACCAGCAACCCGGACAGGCTCGAAGCGTCGCCAAACTCCATCCTGCCCGTGCTCGTCAAGGCGGTGCAGCAACTCTCCGCGCAGGTCACGGCGCTGCAGGCACAGGTCGCCGCGCTCGAAGGCTGATGTGCGGAGTCGCCAAGAACCTCGAGAAGCCGCCGCTGTACTGGCTCGACTGGCGAGCCGAGCGGCAGCAGATCACGATGCGCGGCAGCAAGCAGGTCGCGTCGCTCGCCGAACTCGAGGCGGAACTCATCGGTCAGTTTGCGCGCAGCATTGAGCGAGAACTGCGCAACATGAATGAATCTGCGGCGCGCGAGTTTGCACGAGCACTCAGACGCGGTGGCGGTAATGTGCAGGAAGCGTTGCGTCAGATGCAGCAGACCATCCGCGCAGATACACGAATCTCGAGAGAAGTTGCAGCGAAAATAGAGATTGCAGCGCAACAATATACGCGGCTCATTGTCGAGGCAGGGTTCCAAGCAGGCGCAAACAGCATTGATGTGCCAGAGTTGGCACTCACAAGCGAGCCGAGCCAAAGCGTCATCGACGCAACAAATCGCATCGCATCACGACTCGCGCAAACCGTGACGCGCACAGAAGCGCAGCGCATTGCAAACACGATCCGCGCAGGCATCGAGGAAGACCTGACTACCGCAGAAATGACACGCCTTCTGCAAGAGCGCGGACTGGACGCGACGCGAGCGCAAGCGATTGCGCGAACCGAGACTGCACGCGCATACACCGACGGACAGATAGCGTCTTGGGAGGACAGCAATATCGTGGAGGGCAAGGTCTGGCTCGTGTCGCCGTTCGCATGCGAGTTCTGCGAAGCGGCTGCGGCGGAGTTCGCGACGAATCAGATCGGGCTGCGCGACAACTTCTACTCAATCGGGCAGACGATCACAGGCATCGACGGCGGAACGATGACCATAGGATTCCATGATGTCTCAGGACCGCCGCTGCACCCAAACTGTCGATGCAGTATCGACGCAGCACTTGAGCCGCTGCCTGACACAGAGGAATAGGACATGATGCAGCACAAGACACTATCGAGCACTTTCACCAGCGACGACGGCACGACCTTCAAGGCGGTCGTCACGACTGACGCCATCGACCGCGACGGCGAGGTCGTGATCCCGGCAGGCATGAACAGCAAGGAGTACGAGCGCAACCCAGTCCTGCTGTACGCGCACGACGCAGCGAAGCCGATCGGCAAGATGCTCGGCATGCGGCGTAACGACGACACGATCAGCGCCGACTTCGCGCTCGCGCCACGACCTGAGACGCACGAGGGCGAGTGGCTGCCCGACACCGTCGCCGCGCTCATGCGCTTCGGTGCGCTGCGCGGCGTCAGCATCGGATTCGCGCCTCAGCCGGGCGGCATGCGCGTCGCCAGCAAAGCCGACCACGACCGCTACGGCATGGGCGTCAAGCGCGTGTTCTCGAAGTGGACGCTGCTCGAGGTGTCGGTCGTGTCGATCCCTGCGAATCAGCAGGCGCTCGTGACGGCAGTCAGCAAGGGACTTCTGACGCTCGAGCGCGCCCGTCAAATGGACGCATCGATACCTGACAATCAGCCGCAGGTCGAGAAGCACCGCGTGTCGATTGTCGTGCCGAGCATGGGCTTCGACGACGCAACGCACGCGGCTCGCGTCGCGCTCGCGCGTGCGAAGGGTCGTTTCACGATCTGAGCCTATACTTTCGCAAACGGTGACTCGAGCCGATGGCGCAAGCCGTGCGGATGGGTCGGACGAGGCGTCAAACACTACATCGCAACTCACGCGCATTCGCGCGTCAGGAGTCACTACATGAAGACTGTCACTGTCGAGCAGTTGCAGAAGAACCTGCAGGCGCTCGCCAACCAAGTCGGCGCAAAGCGATACGAGGAAGCCAAAGCACTCGTGCTCAACGACCTCGTCATCGTGGACGCTGACGGCAACCCAGTCGATCCCGCCAACATCGAGTACCAAGTCGTGCTGCAGCCTGCTGCGGTCGAGGAGGACGGGATGGACGGCGAGAAGCCCGCTGAAGAGCCAAAGGCAGACGAGCCCGTCAAGGCGCTCGTCGATGTTGCTGCACAAGTCATCCGTGCCGAGATCAAGACCTCGAGCACTCACCCACTCAAGAACAAGGACCTCAACATGAACATCAGCGCTCCGCTCGTCAAGAGCAAGCACTTCCGCACAAGCGAGGAGGCGTACGGCTTCGGCAAGTTCATCCTTGCCGCGCGCGGTCACGCCAAGTCGAAGTCGTGGTGCATCGACAACGGCATCTTCACGAAGGATCACCTCGAGAGCAACAACACCCTCGGCGGCTTCCTCGTGCCAGATCAGTACAACAACACCATCATCAATCTGCGCGAGCAGTTTGGCATTTTCCGTCAGAACGCGAATGTCGTTGCGATGAGCAGCGATGTCCTGCAGATCCCGCGTCGCACTGCAAACCTCTCGGCGTACTTCGTCGGCGAGGGATCAGCAGGCACGGAGAGCACGCAGAACTTCGACCTCGTGTCGCTCGTCGCTCGCAAGAGCGTCGTGCTGACTCAGATCAGCGGCGAGTTGTCGGAAGACAATGTCGTCGGTCTGGCTGACCAGATCGCAGGCGAAATGGCGTACGCGCAGGCGAAGTTGGAAGATCAGTGCGGCTTCATCGGCGACGGCACATCGACCTACGGCGGCATGGTCGGTCTCGCGTCTGCAATCCTTGCAGGCGGAACCTCGACTGCCACGAGCACGGCGTTCTCGAGCATCACGCTCGCACAGATTCGCGCTGCGATGGCACTGCTGCCGCAGTACGCGGACAACGCGAACACCAAGTTCTACATGCACCGCACAGTCTTCAACTCGCTCTGTCAGCGTCTCGCTGAGAGCGCGGGTGGCGCGACTGTGGTCGAGCTCGCCGACGGCGCGAACAAGGCACGGTTCCTCGGATACCCTGTCGTGTTCTCGCAGGCGATGAACAGCACCACGGGCAACGGCGCGGTCGCAATGCACTTCGGTGACATGCGACAGTCCTCGCTCCTCGGCGACCGCAAGGTCAACCAGATCGCCTTCTCTGACTCCGCGCTCAGCGGCTTCGAGAGCGACCTCGTCACGGTGCGCGGCATCTCACGGTTCGACATCAACAACGCCAATGTCGGCACGGCTTCCGTGGCTGGCAGCATGATCACACTCAAGGCTGGCGCCTAATCACGAAAGGACCCTCACAATGCAAGTTTTCCAAGGTGTCAAGCATGTCAACGCGATTGCGATCCAGTCGTGCGCGACAAACGCCACAGTCACATCAAACACCATCGACACGCTCGGGTTCAACGAACTGCAGATCTGCGTCATGCGCGAAACGCACGCGACCGCAGGCTTCAGCGCGTTGACGATTCAGGAGGCTGACGCAGATGCGGCAACCTCCTTCGCTACGACCTCTGGACTGGTCGCAGGCACGGATTACACCGTTGCCGATGCCATTGGTGGTACGAGCGCAGCGGTGACCAATGTGTCGTTCGTTGCTAACATCGACCTGCGCGGCAAGAAGCGGTACTTCCGCGTCATTGTCACGCCAGCGACGGCGACGGGCTATGTCGCAGCGCACGCGATCCTCGGCAAGGGTGAGGTCTCCGCACCCGACAGCGCAGCAGGTGTCGCAGAACTGGTCAACACGCCAGACTGATACTCTCCTCTTGCGTCTCATCACGCAGCGCCCGTACCGCAAGGTGCGGG